GTGCTGACAGTCTTCCTCGTCGACGCGTAAGCGTCGTCCGGGGGGTACAAATCGAGTCGAATCAGGCCTCGATCCTTCCGTCCATTGCCTTTCCCTGTCTCGAGATGAGACAGCGTAAGCTGTGCCTTTGCGTCTTTAAGAGCGCCAGCATAGCTATCAGTGGTCGTGAACGCCGACGATATCGTCCGCACGGTCTTCGATCCACTGACGGAAATGACAGAGAACGGAACCGGTTGGTTCTCCGCTTCCTCATTTTCAATGAGGGAGTCAGTAGAACCGAGCATGAGGGGGTCTGGGAACATGGGGGAAATCCTCCTGTGTTTGGGACGAGACGGTACATAAGTCCGTCCGGTCGTATGGTTACTTGGATCCAAGATGTTGGACCAAGAGAGCCGTGGCATTGAGTATCTGCATCCCACGAGGGAGGCGGAACCCTTGCCACGAAGTTACCGGAAGGCCATTACAGGCCCACCGATAATATACACTGCCACTCGCTACTGGAGTGTCAGTCACGGCGTCATCAAGCGCAGAACAGAAGGTTTGGGCGAAATTAGATCCGCCAACCTCCATCCAGCCCCCGTCATCTGGTGTCGTATCTCTTGTGAGATATCGGTCCCAGGTGTACTTAAGGCTTTCGGATGCTTGATGAATGGTAACCTCAGCCTTAGACCATGAAAGGTCTCCAAGGCTTTCTAGGAAACCGGAAACGTCTACCACCCAATCAACAATAAAGCTGAAAGGTATGGCGTTCCAGAATTGCACTGGATTGAGGTTCACCGAGAACGCGTCAAGTAGGCACATCTTTTCTAGCAACTTGTCAGCTGCTGGTAAGGTGTACGTCATGAGGAGCGTCAGGTGATACTTCACCGTCTCAGGACGCACCCGCAGATACCGCTTATAAAGCAGTCTGTGGTGCCAGACCGTACGCGGCTGGTCCGTGTGATAGAGCGTATTAGGCTCCCACAGGTTTAAGCCGTTAGGGGCCGTCATGTTATGACAGTCCCAGGTCTGGGTATAAGCGTCACTAAGTCGGCTGGGGATATATTCCCCAGTCTCTTTAAAGACGTAACCGGTCTTGACTCTCACTGCTTCTTGACAGTGGACGGTCACATAACGATTCGCGTTTCGCTTATAGGCTTCCAAGTTTTTCCGGAAGTTTGCGATAACGCGTACCGCTGTGCACATGTCACTGACAAAAGGAAGAAGTCCGAACTGGATCATCAAGTGATCATTCGATATTTCTTCCCACGTGGTCGTCCCATTAACATATCCACCAATGAGCTTAAATAGCCTCTGCGGGTCCCTAGCATTTTGCTTGAGGATTTTGCAGAGACGGGAAAACGTCGAAAACAAAGTCTTGACGTCACCCAGCTCCTTGATGAACAGAGGTAGTTGCCACGTG